ATCCAAATATACCCATTGATGTAATTCCCATCAGAGTTAAAATGGCAACAAGAATATAAGTTTTTAACAACAGATTAGTCTTGTGCCAGTATCGGTAAAGAAAACTTGTTGCTACAAGCTTACCGACTTCCAAAGCTCCTGCCATGACAAGAACAGAAATAAATGCTCCTGCATAGAGTGTAGCAATACCATAAACAGAAAAATATGCTGCCACACCAGCAATAATAAATGCGGTTAAAGCTAAAATACCTACGAACATAACTATTACTATTTATCTAAACTTTTTAAAGTTATGTTACCTTTATTACTTATTTTACAGTATGTAACTGGTAGATCACACTGAGAACCTAAATTAACACATTCTATTCCATTGACGTTTTTATGCTCTGGCATGTGGGTATGTCCAAATACAACCACATCACAATTTAAATCTTTTCCGTGATTAGCTACTCTTTCCATAACTTTATCAGCAGATGATCTCCAAGTTTTAATTTTCTTTTTTAATTTTCTTGTAAACTTTTGGGTCTTATCTATTTTTTGTAAAAAATAATAAATTCCCGATGCGATTTCAGTTAACAATGGTCTTAATTGAATTATATAATCCCATTTATCCCCATGAACAAAATAAAACTTTTTACCACCAATCTTTTCAATGTGTTCCAATTTAAAATCAAAACCAAGCAAAGCACTTACGGTTTCCAAACTTTTATCGTGATTTCCTTTAATGAAAATGCACTCTTTAGTTTTGGATATTTTCCTCAAGGCAGATAAAACTTTCCATTGTTTTTTACAAAGTCTATGAATGTTATAAGAATCTAAAAGATCACCACAAATTATAAGTTTATCGTACTCGCAATCTTCTAATATTTTTAATGTCAATTCTGCCTGACATATTGGACTTCCTAAATGAATATCTGATAAACAGAGAATCATAAAAAAGTAAATTATCTACTAATCTCTTCCCAATCCATTGAAGCAAACATACCAGCATTATTAGTGGCATCTGATGCAGCAACCAAAGTTAATTCAAAAGGAGTCTTCGTTAAATTGTTTCGTTCTAATTGAAATTTAAACAAAGCTTCTTTAAGAATATCCAAATTCGGAGAACCTTGATTAGAAGCATTTATGAAACCACTTGCTAAAATTCTTCCACCCGCATAGCTTGTTCCTGTAATATTATATTGCACTGCACTATCAACTCCAGCATCAACCCAACTTCCTCCTGATGTATCTCCGCTTGCTTTTACTTGCCAGTTGTAGTTGATGTTATTTCCTTTTCCTAAAATTGATAAAGCCGTTAAAATAATAATTGCATCGAGTCTATCTGGAGTTGTTTTTAATTTAATTGAAATTATCGGATAATATGTATTTGTAGCCGCAAAGGTTCTTGCTGCATTAATTGGAATAGATACTGCCTGTTGCAAACCTCTCAATTCATAACCACCTTCTGATATTACAGTGGAACATACTTGTTTTAGTGTTTTAGTACCACCTGTTGTAGTTCCTTTATTAACAATCTCATATCTCAGAGGCAAAGATGCTGTAGTAATATAAGTTGAAGCAATTCTGTTAGCATGGTGAAATGAATGACAAACAATAAATTTACCATCGATAACAAACCCAGTTCTTACCGTTCCTAAACCAAGCCATTCAATATCCATCCACAAAATTTGTGCTTTTGTAATATCTAAAGTAAATCCAGAAGGTCCAGTTCCATCTAATCTGTCACCATTCCAAGCTGATTTAGGTACTATAGTTTCTGAAGAAGGAGAACCGTTAACTAAAGTTCTTTCAACAAAGCTCATTACACCATCATCTAGTTGAAAATAGATACCATTATCTTGTCCAAAATAACCTACTCTTTGTCTTAAATTATTTGTAGAAGGAGCCATGACAAAGGTGTTCATGACTAACAATGACTTACCCGGTTGATAGGAAAACACTTTTGTTGTTTCTCTTATTGCACTAGCCCCTGACGTATTGGTGACATTTAACTCCATTAATCCCTGTAATTCGTTGAATGAAACCGAACCATTATTTGCTGATAATGTAGACCATAAATTATTATCTCTATATCTATGACTTGAATCAAATAAAGTCATGGGAGAAGATGTTCTTAATCTTCCAAAGGCATCAAGTTGAGTAGGTTCTTGGGATGTAGTAACTTGTGTAACGGGATTTAAAACAGTAACTGAACCAGAAATAGGTAAAGTTTGAGTTGTACTAATTGCTACTGTGTTTGTTATATTAGCATTAACTGCTGTAATTGGATTTAAAACAGTAATACCTGTTAATTGATTTGTAAGAGAAACTGCACTAATACCATTGGTTACAAATACATTTAATGCACTATTGGTAACGTATGCAAGATTTCCATTTTTATCACCAATGGTGATATCATCAACAGAAGATTCTAAATCTTGGGATAAAACTCTTAATGCGTTTAATCCATCAGATGTTGTTACATCGGCTCTTAAATTTGAATTCCAATCTTTGATTTCGACTGCACCGATATCAACATTTCCAGCAGAAAGTGCTACTGTAAAATCATCAAAGTTTGTGATATAAGATGCTTGTGCAAACAAATCTCTATTTGCATCATTTTTTACCTCAATCCAAGAATTGTTATAACCTACATTACAATTAAACGGTTCAGTTGATAAAACATTAGAAAGAGTATATGCCATTCACATATACTTATATTATTTGATACTAATATATTCAGTTTGATTAAAACAACTCAAATCTTTTCCACCCGCATAACTGATAGAGCTTTGGAGTGCTTGGGTCATTTCACGCAATCTTTCTTCCAAAGATTTATGAGGCTCCAAATCCAAGATTGTTCCTTCGATATGGTTATCATGTCCTTTGTTGTAAGCACTGGCAGATCCATAATAAACTTTTCTACCATTCACAACCAATGCAGGGGAATCATCACAGGCAGCAAACATAGATCCTGCCATAACCCAATCTGCACCAGCAACTAATGCCTTGGCAATATCTCCATAATGATTGATTCCACCATCACCAAACATTGGTTTATTAGCAAACTTTGCACATTCAATGAGCGCAGTAAACATGGGAACATGAAAGCCTGTTTGGAATTTTGTCGTGCAAGCCTTGCCAGGTCCAATGCCAATGCGAGTAGCATCTGCTCCAGCATCCTCCAAATAACGGACACCACTTGGTGTTGTTACGTTTCCTGCAATAATAAAAACATTGGGAAAAATATTACGAATTTTATCAATCGTTTTTTTAACTTTGATATGATGTCCATGAGCAACATCAATCGTAATGTAATCTAATCTCCAACCATTCTTGTGAATTTCAACAAGTTCATCTTCGGAGTCTTGGTTTACGCCTGTACTGATACTGACAAATTTATAACCTTCTTCGTTTGCTTTTTTGACAAAAGGAACTGTCACCGAATCAAAACGGTGCATCATATAAAAGTAACCGTTGTCGCTCAACCATTTACACCAGTCAGCATGAATTACTGTCTTCATGTTTGATGGAACAACTGGTAATTTAAATTTATGATTACCCAATTGAATTGAAGTGTCAGCAAGTTTTCTCGATTCCAGTTCAGAATATTTTGGAATCAAATAAACATCATCATAATTAAGAGCGGTATATTTCAACATACAAAAACATTGTATAATATATTCGCTTATTTGTCAATTTTTTTGATTACTTGAATGGTAAAAATTTTATTTTTCAAACTACCACAACTGAAAACTTTACCCATGTATTTTTGGTTTTCATATTGAAAACGAATACTGTCAGTTTCATCAATCGGCAAATCTGAATTTGCTTGATTGTATTCTTCCAAGTCAAAATAAAAAATGTTGTTCTCTAGAACAACATACTCATCCAATTTAATCATTCTTTTTTTCTATAAGATTGAATCGTTCCGCAGCATTACATGCACAGTAAATGAAAAAATGATAGATAAACAACATAAACAAAACACTTCCACTCAAGAGAACAAACGGCCACCATAATGATTGTCCTTCGGTTACTTTTTCAACAACCAAACTGGCAAACCCGACAACAAAAGTAGAAAATGCTATATATTTTGTTAACAACATGTGGTGTTATTTTTTATACTTACAATTATTTACTATCAGATCCTTCTTTTTGTAAATTTTTTCTGATAACCTCTGCTTCAGCTAACATTTTTTTAATTCCTTCTTTGATTTCTAGATCCATTTGTTTTTTAAGTTCTTTTTTTTCTTGATCAGTCATGTAAATAAATATACACACAATTTTAAAATAATCAATGAATTCTTTAAACGATTTAATCTGGACCAAAAACGAAAAAATAATTCCATCAATAAAAAGAAAACTTTTGGAAATTGCTGATTGGGTAACAAAAGACTTGGAAGATATGGTGGAAATTAAAGACATTTATTTTACAGGATCTTTGGCCACCTACAAATGGACACCAACCAGTGATGTTGATTTGCATATTATCATTGATGTAAAAGAAAAAATTTGTGACGAGCCTGTGGAAGAATATTTGGAATTGAAATCAAAACTTTTCAATAAAGAACATAACATTTTTATCAAAGGTTACAAAGTCGAAGTTAACATGAAAGACAAAGAAACCAAATTAAAGGGTAAAGGAATTTATGATTTGCTCAAAGACAATTGGGTTATTCAACCTACCAAAGTAACTCGCACAGTTAAAGACCCTGATGTCATTAAAAAAGCTGATAAGTTCAAACAAAAAATAGATTTGGTTGTTACCCAAAAAAGAAGTTTGGATGATGTTGAAAGTCTCAAAAAAGAAATTAAAAAAATGAGAGTAGACGGACTTCAAAAAGAAGGAGAATATTCAGTTGGAAATTTAGCTTTTAAGGTACTGAGAAACTCCGGTTATTTGGGGAAAATTTTTGACTACAAAGCAAAACTAATAGACGATAGTTTGTCTCTTGAGAGTTTTAGAACTTTCTTTACTCACTGATTTTTTTGTTTTTTTCTTTTTCCAAACAATCAAATCAAAATTACTTTTGAATTGATTGGAAAAACAATTACGAGGTTTATCGCCCTTTCCTGCCATTGGATTTTTTCTTGGTTGGTTTTTTTGTTTTGATTTTTTTATTGAAGAACTCTTCCAATTCTTCTTCATCGACCTTGTTACTCACAGGTTGAGCATCATAAAAGTTGGCAATTTGTAAACCTTCGGAAATCAAAAAGTTGATACGGTCACGGACAGCACCAACCTTGCAAGGACAAATACTGGGATTGACTAATTTTCTCAGTTCCAACAAAATATTTTCGATATCATTTTCTGAACCATTATAGTAATCGGCTTCGATCAAAGTTTTATCGGAAGCACATTTGAATTTGTTATAGATTTTGGAAAAAATGTTCATGTCCATACTTTACTATGGATTCAGAAATTGTCAATTAAAATTCTACAATACACTTTTCTGGAACGATATTCAAATCTTTATCCACGAAAAGTTTTATACTTGTGGGATAAAATTGTTTACCTTCCAGATGTGATGTTTCAAATTGGGCATCTGATAAATCTGTTTCAGGCATTTCTTTGATTACCTTTTCTTCGAACTCTTCGTCCATTACCGTGAACTTGAAAGGCAAGAGTTTAAAACCATAGGCATACATATTCTTAATGCCGTATTTGCGGTATTCTATTTCAATCTTGTATTTGATGGTTACTTCATCATTTTTTTTGTCAATCACAATGCTGTCATTTTGAACATTGAGATGGGAAAGATCTTTTACTTCTTGGCTATCGGTATCGATATAATCGACATCAACAGGAGAAATAAATTCCATGTCTTCAACTCCTTCTTTGACCAATCCTTTGACCTTGTTGTAACAGGTTTCCAATAACATTGCATCTTTGTTTCTCATATATTAATTTACTCCTGACCCATCTCCTGCATTGGTTTCCGATGGAAAAGTATGATAAAAGCCAATTGGTCCAACCATATAGGTTCCCCTTTTTTTACTCTTATATTTCTTTTTTCTTTTCTTCTTTTCCAAAAGATATTCTTTAAAGGAAATTTTTTTCATGTGTATTTTATATTTACCCTAAAATAAATGTTTGACAAATATATAATTTAGTGTAAATTTATTACTCTATGAGTACAGAAAACAACCAACTCGAAAACGAAATCAAAGCTGCCAAAGAAGCAATCGAAGCAGTCCTCAAGGAACACGGTGTCACCTTGCTCCCTGTAGTTGTTCACCAAGGCAACAGAACCTTCTCCCACATCGATGTGGTTAAGGTTCCTGCTGAACAAGCTGCTGCTCCAGTTGTTTCCCAAGACCAAGCCTAATTCTTCTTAAGAAGAGGGTATAGGTCACGAACAGCCTTTGATAAATTATATTCGGACATCCTTTTAAGGGGTATCCATTTATAATCAGCGTGTTCGAAAGATAAACTAGGGACAAAGGGTTCCGAAATTCTCATGATGAATGAGAAACAAGAACCCTTTGTCTCTCTTTTTGTATATTTGATCATGTTCACAACTTCCCCCTTGGGAAGAAAACCAATCTCTTCCTTACATTCTCTTTGGGCTGTTTGATAAGGAGTTTCTCCTTTTTCCGAATGACCTCCAACCAAACTCCATTTCTTGTTATGCTTTTGTAGTAACAAGGTTTGATTGTCTGGTGTCAAAAATAAAAACCCGGCACCCTCATACTTTTTACTGACAAAATCGGAAAAGTTCATTCGCCTTATTATTTATATTGCTTTTAGAAAATTTTTTGGTATATTAAATAATATGGAAACTATTAACGAAATTTGGAAACCTGTCTTCTTAGAAGAATTTAAACATTTATACGAAGTATCAAACAAAGGAAATATCCGCCGTCGAGAAGATAAGAAAAAATTGTATGGACATATCAACAGACTAGGATATCACGAAGTTAAATTCTACAACAAAGGACACAAATCATTTTTGGTTCATAGATTGGTAAAAATAACCTTTGATTACAGAGAAGATTATAGCAACTACCATGTCCATCATAGAAGTCCAGATAAAACCAACAATGCATACTATAACCTGCAATATCTGACTCCCCAAGAACACAATGAACTGGAAAGAAAAAAGGGAACTAACAAAGTAGGAGTCATGGGAAGAAAAAGTTTGAAGTTCAAGGGACTTATCGGAAAATTCGACAAAGAAGGATACCTCTTAAACTTTTACGAAGGAATGTTTGATTTAACCTCAAATGGTTACAATTCAAAATTGGTTTACAGGTGTGTCAATAAAAGATCAAAAATATATGCAAATCATATATGGAGAAGATTTCCCAAAAATCATAAACCAGAAATTGGAAAACTGTATGATACAAACGATCCAATGTTTGATAAAACTATAGCAAAGGTTAAAAAAGAAAAGAAAAAAGAATACCAGATGGCACTCAAATTCTAAATGAAAATAACCCTTACCAAAGAAGAAGCAGAACAAGCAGCTATCATGGGAGTCAAAAGAAGACTCACCAATCTATTCCGAGAACTCCGAGACTTGAGCCATCATGGACCACCCATAGGTGGAAACTGGTGGTCTAATGACATCGAAGCAGCAGGAGCCGAATTAGCCTTTGCCAAATACATTGGAGAAGAATGGGTAGGATCGGTCAATACCTTCAGTGCTCCCGATGTAGGAACCAATTGGCAAGTAAGATATACCAATATTGATCATGGATGCCTAATCATTAGAAAAAAAGACAAAGGTAAACTCAATCAAAACTTTGTCCTTATTACAGGTAATATGCCCAATTACACAGTAAAGGGATATATCAAAGGAGATGATGCTCTGGATAAAAAATATGTCCGAAATCCCAATAATGGAGAACCTGCCTTCTTTGTTCCCCAAAAAGATTTACGAACTGATTTTAAATAGTAAATGAGAACCATTCTCAATAAGCTATAGGTAAGGTACCTTATATACCCTACCCCTATATACAGGGGGGCATTGCCCCCTATGACACCTATGACACAATGTTTGTCATAGAGATATTTTTGCAGAGGGGGTCTTCGAATGAAACGTGTTTTCAGGAAACACGATTTTTTTAAAACGTCTTTGAGAAGAGAAGGTGGTTCGAAGTGGAACGAGTGCAAAGAAAAACCCACTGCCCTTGCGAGCAGTGGGTCTGACTTCGAGGTGGAAGTCTATGGGGTGATCCCAAACTTCTTTAGGTATCTCCTCGTAGGATGGAAGCCTCTATCTGAACGGTGCCAAGCCAAGGGTGGCATGGTCTTATCGTGAGGGTAGAGTATACCTCCGATGGTTGTCTCCTTGTTCCAGAAGAGTCCAGAGAGGAGTGCTTTGTTGATGAGGTTACCGACTCGTTTGCTGTGTGATGATTTCATAACAGTATCAATGATAGATGATGAGTGGTTGGTGGACAACCGCCGCGAGTGTCATAAAGAATAGATTGTTCTACTGATGGGAACCTTTGGTTGTCATAAGAACTGGTGGGTGGGTTAGAACCACTGTTCAACTGGGACAACAAGAAGAGATGAATCATATTTTCTTGTGAGCGCAGGTGACGGGCTGGACAGATGTGGGAAAGAAAAAACCCACTGCCGTTGCCAGCAGTGGGTTGTGATCGGAGGTTGAAGATGATCAGTCTTTGAAGTAGTCGATGCCTACTCGTTTGAGTCTACGAACAAGATGATCGTAGTCGTAGTTGGTGAGCAGCTTCCAATCCCAGTTGGTCTTTGCTCTGTTCAATACCCAGACGTTATTGTTTGGGGTATCACCACAGAAGGATTCTTCCACACGGAAATGGTGACCCTTGCATCTGAATTCGGTGGCTCTCATTACCATGCCCCCTTTCCGTTGAAGATTCCGAGGTCGTAGAGTTCGTCCATCGAAGGAGCAACTCCCCCAGAGTTTTCAAGTTCCTCCTTGTATTCCTCGAAGAACTTCCAGTTCATTCGGGACTTGGTGTGACCTCCACAGGTTGCTCCGGTGGTGGCTGCGTTTGCCATCATATGAATGAGATCAGAAACTGATGTGCTTGGTGTGATGTTTTGGTTTCTCATAACGATGATGAGTATAGATAGAAACGATCAGGGGTCAAAGGTTTTTTTCTGGTGGGGATACTTTACAAGAAAATATGATTCACTCTTTCTTTTGTTCTGGGTTGCAGGTGGTCCTGTGGTGTAGGCACAAAAAAACCCACCGCCCTTTCGAGCGATGGGTCTTGTGAGTGGTTGAAGGCTACAGGCGGAATTCTTGGAGGACGCCTGTGCCTTGGATATCGTCCAAGGCTTCAGCGATGAGGTGCGCCCATGTTACGTCTGGGCGACCACCGCTCTCTTGGTCAATGTATGCCTCAAGGATTACCTCCTTGCTGGCATTGTCGTAGAGTCCGTCACCGTTCATGACGTTATAGATGTAACCAAGAACCCTCTCCTCCTTTTTGGGAGAGAGCTTCATACAGGTGCGGGATGCGATGTTGAACAGGATGGTGTTGGGGTTCAGCATATCGGGTGTGGTGTTTTTTCTCATAACGATAATCACTATAGTTGGTTCGATCAGGATGGGAAGGACTTTTTTCCTGAATCTCGAAACAACAAGAAAATAAGATTCTTCAATTCTTTTGATGCTCGAAGTTCAGGATCTGCTTCGAGGTTCGATCAGGGAAAGAAAAAACCCCCACGGATTTCTCCGTGAGGGTTCGTGTGAGTTGGGTTGGTTTAGCCCCAAGCCAAGCCGCCGATATCGCTTGGTGAGACGGAGGTAACCACCCCTTGCGCCAAGAGCATTTGGGCACAGAGGTCTGCGTCCGTGCAGGAGCCGCTGTAGGTTTCGCCTTCCCACTTGTCGGGGTTGGCCTCAAGGAGTTCGTAGACTCCACTACGGAGCTTGCCCCACCCGAAAGTGTGGAAGTTGTCCATTGGCCCCATGTCGGGATTGTCGTTGATCTCGCACCAGAGTTCGTGCTCCAGATCGTAGATACCCTCGCCACGCGAACGGGCGGCATCGAGGAGTTCCTTGTGGTTGGCTTGCATCTTCGTGAGACGCTCCATTGTTCCCTTTGGCACTTCTGCGAGTGCCTCAAGGATGCTGTGGTCGTTGGTGATTGGATATAGTCGTGTTCCCATAACGAGGATGAGTGTATGTGGAATGGTCAGGAAGGGAAGAAGTTTTTTGCCCGTTGGGGACACTCTACAAGAAAATAAGATTCATCCTTTTTTGTGTGCCCGTGAAATCTGTGTTTGATGTGTGTGTGTTGGTATGAAAGAAAAAACCCACCGCCCTTTCGGACGATGGGTTGATCACAACAACACCAGACTTGTCAGCAATCAATCGGGTCGTTTTGACAAGGCCCATTGAAGATTTTCTTGGGGTATACTTTGTTTCGTTTGATGTAGATTCCCCAGTAAGCAAGAGCCTTGTCCTCTACCTTCTTGAACAGGGTTCCATGATCAATGCCACCTGCATAGAAGTGACAAACCTCATGGACAACGTAGTAGGTGACGTAACGATCCCCACGATTCCAAGCCCATTTTGGCAGAGAGAACCAACCCTTGTGGGTGTAAGCTTTGCCGTTGCGAGTGTCCTTGATGATTGCGCGAGGACGAATCGACAGGTTGAGAAACTTTGCCGTCAAGTCTGCGATACCTTGAATATCTTCCAGCTTGAGTGTGGATGGAATTGAATTAGTCATAACGTCTGCGAGTGTAGATGGGACTGATCGAGGGAAAAGGAATTTTTTACGGGAGGTTCGAGTCTACAAGAAAATAAGATTCATGCTTTCTTTTGAGAGGTGGAATCGAACCAAATGATTTCGGACAGAGAGAAAGTGTAACTCAAACAAAAAACCCGCCCCCTTTCGGGAGCGGGTTGGTTTGAGCGGGAGGGTTTAGTGCAATTCGATCAGATCGCCGCAGACCTTAACACCTGCGATGTTTTCGGGGGTAAGGATGAATTGACCGAATTTGTTGCGCTTAAACTCCAGAGCCTTTTCAATGTCACGCTTTGCCAGAGTCAGAGGACGGCTGTTGACAGGCTTCTTCGGATTTGTCGGAGGAGCAACTTGCTCCTTTTGTTGGACGAATCCGTAGAGGTAGATTTCACCAGTTTCCTTGTGTTGGCGAATACCTTTGCCGATGTTATCGAACGTATCTTTTTGCGTGTAGCTGCTGCTCACGCCTTGGGTGAGCGTTTCGGTGAGCGACTGAAGCATTTGCCCCTTGGCTTCGGCTTCAATGTCGTTGCTCGGCTGATAGGCTTCCAGAGCGATTTTGTCCGCTTCGCAAGCTGCCTTGTAGTCGATACCAAAGTTAAGCGTGTAACGCGAGGTTTCGCCCGTGCCTTTGGTCATGTAGAGGAACGAGATGAATTTGCATCCGTTCGTGGTGGATTCCCTCAAGATATCGAGGGCATTGATTTTGATGTTAGCCATAACTTTTGTCTATTTTGTTTGGTTGTTTGTTTGTGTTTGTGTCTTTCGACAAGGCCAACAATAGCAGAAGGCACAGCCGATGCAACGGATTTTTTTCCCGTGGGAACACTCTACAAGAAAATAAGATTCATGCTTTCTTTTGATCCTGAAAATTGTCCAGGCGAAGAAGACGATTTTGTTTTATCAGATGTCGCGGAATTCCTGGCGAGGAGAAGATCAAACAAGAAAATAAGTTTCCCAATTCTCACATCCTAATGAGTTTGGGTTATTAAATATAGGTTATTGGATATAACCTATTGATATTCAACTACAAAAAAAGGGGTGATGGTTTTTCAACCACCACCCCAACACACAACACACCTATCTACTAATTTTCTAAATCTACATAGATATTCTTCTTTGCCAATGCATTGAGAATATCGAAGAACTCTTCGCGGCCTTTGATATTTCCATTCTCTTCAGTATTGTCTCCAAAGGACTCTTCCATGTCCAATACATCTTCCGCATGGTGTCCAAAGGAGATTGCATCTATGAGCGTTCTATTGTTGTCTCCCCAATTGAAGGGTGCATCTCGGCTAATCACATCATAGAACCAGCCATGCCAATCTTTGGGAATGATATCTGATATTGGAACGAACTTTGCAATTTGAGTTTCTGGTAGTTTAAGTTTCGTTTTCATTTTATTTAATTTTTCGCTTACAAGAAAATAAGTTTCTGGATTATCTAATCGCGTGTGCGCGTATACGTATATGCGTCACCTGCGGGTATGCGACACCATGTTGCATTCTAACACACTGTTGCAAATTTACTCGTCTTTACTGGGTAAAGCTCGAAGGGTTCGTTGCTGTAGTTGTAATGATAATAGTCCAGATACTGCATCGCCTTTTGAATTTCCTTGGCAATCAAGGTAGTGCGGCGGCAACGACTGCACTCGTAGAACCCGAATGATGGGACTTCAATGACTTCCCCCATTGAGATGATCTGTTGTTTGTCGATGACAGATACGAGTTTGCCAACTTTGCACTTGGGACAATCAGAGTTTTCTTTAGGTGTTTTCATAACACGGACATTGAATCATTTTAAAAGAACTATGGCAAGAACTTTTTTTCCTGAACCTCGAACACGACAAGAAAATATGATTCATCTTTTCTTTATCTCCTGAAAATATCAAGTAAAGTTGATGTCAGTATATACAAAAGAAAAAACCCCCTGTCTTTCGACAGAGGGCTTTGAGAAGGGATTTTCTATTCGTCAGTGTTGCTTGTAGCTAATGCAATAAACCGACCTGTCCCAACAAGCTCGACAATCTCCACAGATATTGTTTTGCTTGGAAGCGGGGCAAGTATATCCATCCTTGGATACACCGCTCACTTGAACCCCCAAGCGTTGCGCGACGGAATCGGGAGTTTTACCATCAAGCATATAGGCAGAGAGACGAACACAGAGGTTGTCGGGAAAAGAATTTTCAACCTTTGCGATGTAGTCAGAGACGATGCCGTATTCTCTGGTGGGAAGCCAGAATTTGATTGACGGAAGATTCTTTGCAACTTGCACAATCTTTTGCAGGTGGTCGATGTCTTGTAAATCTCCGCTGTCATGCCAGCGAAAGAATCCACTCTTTTCCTTTTTATTGATAAGGAATGTCATGGCATCAACCCACAGAGGATTAGTCAAAGACTGAAAACGTTTTTCCATAGCATCAATGACGTTTTGGAAAATGTAACGACCCTTGAGAGCATAGCACTTGGAGCAAATGCTTCCCTTGATCTTGCGAAGCAAAGAACCGACCTTGCAACGAAAGGCAGGGATTGAATAAGCATGACCAGGCATCTTGCTCGGTGCGGATAGTGTGTGAACGATTGCGGTTGCTTGTGTGATGGTGGTGAATTTCATAACGCGCAAAGAGTAAGCAATTACCTCGAACCTGACAAGGACTTTTTTTCCTGAATCTCGAACACTACAAGAAAATATGATTCATCTTTTCTTGTGTTCTGGGTTGCCCTATGCGAACGACTTCTCATACGGGGAAAAGAAAAAAGGCACAGACTTTCGCCTGTGCCTTTCTTTTGTTATGACTACACCAATCCTAAAAATTATTTGTAATCATAGCGATTCCACTTTTCAAATTGTTTTTTAAGATGTTGGTAAGTTTCGGAATCATCACCCGCATATTCATTCAAACAATTCAATGCTTCCGATGCAATTGTGATAAGACTCTTGAGTTGGTCATTGTGAACCATGACCATTTTGCTGTCAGTTTCTTTTTTCATTAGAATGAGAAGCGAGCAAGATTGTTATCTTTCCACACGAATTTGGTTGCACCGATGGAAGTGTCCGTGACTTGCCATTCCGCAAATCCGCGCTCGACTGCTTGTTTCTTCAATGGCGCGGCCATAAAGATCATGCAAGCAAGGAACGTGAGGATGATTCCAAGGATGAAGGTGAGTGCCATCAAGATGTAGGCATCTGTTTCTTTGAATAGTAATGGTGTTTTCATGAGTGTGTATGTTTAGTTGGTTTGCTTGGAAGTGTCAAGAGTTTTCTTTTCCAGTGTCCAATCGACATTCAGATGCCAAACGATAAGATGGTCTAATCAATTCCAGCATAGGTTTTCCTTCGCTAAAAATGATTTTGTTTATTTTGAAACCAGTAGCACCACCGCGAGTGAAGATACTATCTCCAACGCGCAATGTTCTTCCTTTTTCATCTTTGCAGAACATTGCTGTGGTATCTATGCCATAAGATATTCGTGATTCTTTTTTCATGAGTTTTTATTTCTATCAGTTGTTTGGTTTAATGTCAAGCACCTTGTTGGATTTGAACCAACGATGGGAGTTTTGCAGACTCCTGCCTTACCACTTGGCTAAAGGTGCGATGTTGAGTGCGTGTGCTAACGTGGATTATTGCTTCCCCGACTTTCGCCTAATCCTGTCGGTGTATAATTATGGGCGAGTTATTTTTTAGCACTATTCATAACGAGGTTTTCACCACGCACTCAAATTGTCAAAGAAAGTTTTGGGCTGGAGGTTAATTCCTCTATTTTTGTCTGTTGCAACTCTCACCCTTCGGGGATGAGTCAGCCCGTTGATGAGATTACCTGATAGGTTCGAGTTCACAAGAACTTTTTTCCTGAATCTCGAACACAACAAGAAAATATGATTCACCTTTTCTTTTGATGCTCGAACACAGCCGTTCCGCCTCGAACATTTCTGCGGAAAAAGAAGAAGCCCATCCCTTTTAAGAGATGGGCTAAAAATGTCCGTGCCAGCAATCGAAGCTGGAATTCAGATTTCGGGGATCTGTGTGATGTCCTTTTTCACTACACGGACTAAAAATTGAAGGGTGAGTGGTGTTTTATTCCCACTCACCCTTCTCCGTAGCTCAACCATCTTTCGATGGCTTAACGGGGCCTCCGAAGCGTCCTTAGAATAACCGAATCATGAACCCAGACAAGGACTTTTTACGGGAGAGTGGGATTTACAAGAAAATAAGTTTCATGAGAGGCGACTTTCACATCAATAGCACCTCAAACAAGAAAATAAGTTTCTTGAAACTCAATTCCGCTTTAAATGAGAATTGGATTTCATTCCATGTTTTCGATATTCATTCATGGATTTCATTGCAAATATACGTCAATGATCTTGGCTCTGTGCTTTGGAATGTTTCCATTGCGGGTAAAGTTGCCTTTTGCGCTGTATGGAAGTCCATCATTGGGGACACGATAGAGTCTGCGTTTGATTCCCATAGGTTTAAGCATGGTTTCAATCAAAAGCTCTCCTTCCCTATCATTGCTGACTGTTACTTTCTTGGTATTGAGTGCTGTTTGATCTTTGACTTTGTATTTCTTTTGCACGACACCATTTGCATACTTGTAGTATTTGGCTGTCTTGGATTCATGAATGAGTTTTCCAAAACAAATCAAACCATCAACTTTGAATGGTGAAGTCTTGTTGTTCTTTGCCTTTACCATCGTAAAGGTTTGAAACACCATTTGATCTGATAGAGCGGTTGATATCATTGTTGTATTTTTCTATAGCGTATGCCTACGCGCACGTATGCGCTACGTGCGGGTATGCGACACCATGTTGCATTCTAACACAGTGTTGCATTGTAACAAGAGTTTATTTATAAACAATCTTATTGAGAAAGAATGCCCTGAAGAATGGGAGGAAGAAGCCATCCCTGATAGGATCATAGTTAGGGTTACTGAGAAGAAGAACTACTTGATCCAATCTTCTCGTTATGTTTTGTTTCAGTTTTGCTTTCATAAAACCTTTCGCCACGGCGCATTTTGATTACGCCTTAAGGCGAGAGGATAAAGATGCGTTGAACTTCATTGCTTTTTAATTCCGTAATTTGTGTTCGGGCGAAAATGCTATCAGTCATCACCCAACCAGCGCACCACTGCACTGACCCCCAGATATGTAATGACGATGATTGCACATACAGCCGAAAAGATAATAATACTAAAGATCAGTAGGGTTTTCCCTACAGATGTATTTATCTCCCACTTGTTCACAAAAACCCTCTTGAACCATGTAGTCCAATTGTTTTTGGATATCTTGTCGTAGTAGTTCGTTAAGTTTTTCATCGTCCATGTGAGATCCGAATTCAGGATCGTATTCAACATCTGCATCGCGGCAAAGATCCTTGATGTACTTCTCCATTTGTTTTTCTTTTTTTGTCATAATATTTGTGGGGCGGGAGGGATTCGAACCCCCAACCAATCGATTATGAGCCGACTGCTCTAACCATTGAGCTACCACCCCAGAGTTGTTAAGCTGCTTGTTTCATCATGCTTTGAGGAATCTTGGCGGTCTTACCTGTATACAATTCATAATACTCTACGCCTTCTTGCCACTCAGTATCTTCCATGTCTCCATCGGAGGAGAACTCGAATGCTTCTGGGAAGATCTCAGCAAATGTGAGAAGAGCAAAGCAGACCAAGAGATCGTAAGGTTTACGGGCGGTCTTGCAGAAGTCGCTGTGTCTACCATGAGTAGTAGGACGCGACCAATGAAGGTTAAACGTTTCATGATCGAGTTTCTCTGATCCATCTCCATTGAACCAGATTTCGGTTTCGTTGAAGATAGGTTTACCATCTCCAAGTCCACCGCAGATCTTGATCCCTTTGTTAGGCAACCAGTTTGCAAATGATTTAATTTGCTTGCTGGCTCGTTTAAACTTCTTGCGAAGCGTTTCGGTGTTCTCGATCTTGTTAGGATCGAAGTTCCAGTAGTGTGTATATCCCATAATATTAAAGTGATCCGTGCTTTTCGTAGTAACAGAGTATAATGATTGCAAGAAAGATTACAAGCATATTGTTAGAGTGCGTTGAAATGGTATTCGTAGTCAGCCGCTTTTTCAAGGATATTGATAAAGCGAATGGAAAAGATGTCTCGGATTTGAGTGTCCAAGTCACCCCAAGTATCAAGAGCAATTATGTAATTGCCATTGAGGATTTGTCCACAGATGAACAGAACATCCGTGAGGTCGTTGCTATGCATCTTGAGGAGTTCGTAATCACCAGACATGGCACTACGATTGAGGTGTTTGATTTGGCGAGCAATGATCCTTTGCTTGATATTGCGAGCCATAGCTTTGAGTTTTGTGGTGTTTGGTTTTTTCATGACGTAATAAGGTTAGACGCTGGTTGGTTTCTCGTCAAGACTTTTTTGAAACTGTTGGATAATTTTTTGAAATTGTTCATTTGACAATCCCAAGTCTTCTTCGACCCAATCATCCCAATTGGAATTGAGGTAGCAGAGAGCATAGTCAATCACTCGGTTCATCAGTTGGTTCTTTTTCATGTTAGTATGATAGTTCGATTTGGTGTTCGCCACGGAAGATAGTTTGAGGTTCGAGTGAAAGCAATTCAAAAATAGGATAAGTTTCTCCCTCAACCCCACTATCCACTTGAATGATTTTGATAATGCGATAACGATCTTTTTTCCTGCCAAGTTTCACAACATTACCAACAGCAACATTGTTACCACGTTTGTCTTTTGTAATCATGTTAGCGGATGTATTGATCCTCGGCCAACCACCAGCCAAGATGCGTGAGGGCAGCATGAGCAGCGGTGTTAGGATTGGTTGCTTCGATTTCAAAAACATCATGTGGATTGTGATCGTTGACCACAAGATATTTTTTGGTTGCCTTCTTCATCTGCCTACGAACATTTTTTGTCGGCAGATTAAAAAGTTTTCGTGTGAGGTTTTTAGTCATGGTTTTCATTACAAGAAAATAAGTTTCATTTAATGATGATATCTAAGGTTGCTTGTTTCAGTTCATCTATACTTTTAAGGATTTGTGAAGCAATCGTCAAGGCTTTTTTTGTTTTTTCATCCTGCCAATCTTCATGATCCAATAGATGATCAATTGTTTTTTTAGTTTTTTCTTCTTGACTCTCGCACCAATTTAAAATATCGGTAGGAGTCTTTTGATCTTTTTTCTTTTTCATCGCTTGAGTGCGAATTTCAATTGTTTGGCATCTTGCTCTTTCTGTTTGTCGTGGAGCTTGTTGATCTTCTCATTCATCTTCTGGAATGTTGTATAGATTTCCTTGTCGATGAAGCAAGCATAGTTGCCATCAATTTCTTGGGAGATTTCTAAGTCATCAGCAAGTTCGAGCGCAATTTCTCTAAGTTCTTCGTAGGCTTCGTTTATTTTTTCTTGAATTGTTTTTTTCATAAGGTTACCATGTCCATTCACTAACGAGTTCCTTTTGAAGTTTCTTGGGTGCGCTACTGATCGGAGAGTGTTCATGGTCGTGATTCTTCAACCAGTTTGGATAGCTGAAGTATTCTCCGCAGAAGTCCACCCCTTCTTCAATATAGGTCAAGCGAAACTCCCGACCAGTTAGCTTTGAGAGTTGCGCCACAATCGGAATCGGAGGACTCCATGCAGTATCCATTGTCATGCAATGTTTGCTTTGATTTTTCTCCGCATCCATGTCGCAGTTCCATTTGGTTCCCCAGTTTTGCACACACCAATCCCACCAGTTATCCGCGCCATACTTTTGTATGAGTGCTTCCTTGGTAGCAGGATCAGTGTCTTTTGGTGTTGGAGATGTGGTTCCGCGCAATTCATCAGGCATCGGACGAATCAACTCGAAGTCCAATCTTCCATTGGAAATGTAATCTCTGAGGACATCCCAGATTGAATCGTTACTATCCTCATTCAGCATGAGAACGTTTGTGCAATAGTTAGGCATAACTTTTAATCTCCTTCATTTCTTTTTTGGTTAGTGGTTGAACTTCCATGATTTCAGTATCTGCCATCTCGAAGCGTTCGAGAAAACATTTACCAGTTGTTTCGAGGAAGTTGTAGTCGAGTTCATTCACACAGTCAAGAACATCGTTCGAATTTTCCGCGAGGACGTTCAGACTGATCGTGACTTTGATGTTGTAGCGGTTCATAACGATTGCAGCCTATTCAAGGTCGCTATGATCGTCAAGAGTTTTCTTCACATATTTTTCGATCTTATTCCAAGTCGTTCCTTTGTTAGCATCCACATAGTTGTAGAGGTAATTGGAAACAATCATAGCCTCACGGATTGTGATTTCACGACCAGCCTTGGCTTCGTAGTCTTCAGGTGTCCATGCCTCGATGTAACACTCTGGATACGTTTGCTGAAGAGCGAAAAGAGCTTCGAGGAAATTGGGTTTGCTTCCAAACCCTTTCCCATAATCCTGACGTTCTTCTTGAGTAAGAAGACCATTCTTTTTCATTTGGATTTATTCTTACTTGGTTTCGACATCCTCCAAGACTGTGAAAGTCTTGAGGCGTTTGAATGCATCGCCAAGGGCAGCATCCACTGAGAGGTAACCATACTCAGTTTGAGTAAGGCCGTTGATATCGTCATACTCGTATCCGTAAAGACCTGTATCTTTAAAGAATACAATCGACAATGTTGGTATATGTTTCATCTTCTCTTTCTGTTTAGTTGTTTTGGTTGTAGTAGTAGAGGTGATCAAGAATTCTACCTTGACGAACAACTCCGTCAAGCCAATTTTCTTGGGTGAACTCCACCACGCTAAGAGCCATGAAAGATGGCTTTTGTTTCCTGTGGAGGAATCGTTCCGTCAAACTGACGAAATATTCCAACACAACACTTATTGGTAGCATGAATTTCTTCATTACAAGAAAGATTAAAGCATAAAGCTGGCAAAGTGTCAAACGTTTTCGATAAATATTTGACCATACCACAACACTCTACAAGAAAATATGATTCATCTTTTCTTGTTCGGCTCGATGATCCTGAAATTTGTTTCGTGATGTTCCCGAAATTGACTTCGGGAAGATACAAAAAAACCCGTCGATTGACGGGTTGAATGGGATGGGTGAGGATCGAACTCACAACCAATGCCTTAAAAGGGCACTGCTCTACCTTTGAGCTACCATCCCTGATGCGCGTCTGGCAGGGATCGAACCTGCGACCCACTGCTTAGAAGGCAGTTGCTCTATCCACTGAGCTACAGACGCATGAAAATACTTAACAAGAAAATATGATTCATGGTGTTGGGGGAGAGAAGCCCAGACTTCCCTCCCCCTTTGCCTTTCAGCAACCACACCACAATGCAATAACACTAACCCTACACATTCTTCTTTTGGAACTTCCCATCATCCCCACGGAGGTTGTAGAACTTTTGACCAGTGGGTTTGACTCCATAAACATCGGGAGAGTATCCGTTGCTGACTTCATCCAAGTGATCATCATAGGATTGATCATCTTCGTTGCAGTAGCAATTGCCATCATCGCAGCAATCATTCCAATCGGAATCCTCGTCCTCATACTCCCCACCATCGGATGAGTAGAGTGGAGCGTCCCAACCGCTTTCGTTGCGACCCAACTTCTCGCGCCAGTTTTCGGTGTATTCACCAACAACTTCGTAGCGGCAAGTGCGTCCTTTGGTGTTGTTGTAATCGGCGGGAATAGCAACAACGTCCTTGGGATTGATCTTCACGATCATGGTCTTACCACCATTACAATCTCGGAAGTGAGGGAGATACGCAATAGAGCAGAAGTGCAATCCGTAACTGCAAGTGCGATCTTTGTCCTCGTCAACTTGGTTGCGCTTCATTTCACAGATAGCACCAACCGCATTGTCAAACTTGCCAGAGTAAATGTCCTTGTAGTCTGCTTTGACATTCTTGAAGGCGAGGAAGTGACCATCTTCAGTGATGGGCAACTCACCTGCTTCAAGGAAGTCATACAACTCGTCAACCGCTCTCTTGGAAGGATTGTCCATGAGATTGCAGAGGAAGTTGAGCATAGGCTTGAAAGGCAAGTCTTGTTGCATGAAGCTAATGACTCGTTTGGTCAAGGTGTTGTGAACAGATTCACCATCGAACACGATCATGCCATCCTTAATCTCGACGTTGGTGTTGTGAACGTAGTCACGAACCTTGCGAGAGAGGTCAACACAATCCAAGAAGGTTTCCCAATCGCTATTGCGAATAGCGTCAAGTGCCTTGGCATGGTTCGGGTGATCGGTTTCCACGGAGTATGCCGTGCCGTCGATGACAGCGGCGATCTTGCCGTTGCCTGTGATAGTAACTGCTGTGGTATGCTTATTCATATCGTTTATTAGGTTATATGGTTTGTTGTTATTTGTCAATGGAATTTTTCAATTATTTTTCAAGTGCCTTGGCAAGCACCAGATACTTGTCGCAATCGTAGTGACCGCAATTACGGATGAAGTCAAACACAATCGCTTCCGCTTCATTAAGAGGGAACTTGACTTTCTTTCCACTCTTGAAGTTTTCCAAGGAATGAGTGATGTCTTTGAGTTTGACATACTTTGCTTTCAAAGTCTTGAGCGTGTTGAGCGCGACTTTGATGGAATTGGAATCGTCAAGGTCTTTGAACTTCTTATGACTTGTGATCTTGTCCATGTGATAGAACTCGTATTCTTCAAGAGTTTTCAACTCATCGGCATCGAACTCGACTTTGATGTTAGCGTTCCACCACGTTGCAAGATTCTCGCATCCTCCACGTTGGAGAACTTTCTTTTCCTCACGCGACGAAACCATGCAGACTTCATCACGCGAGATACCGAAAGCGGCGAGGATGTTTGCCAACTCTCCCTTGGTAGAAAGAACTCGGATGCCGTTGAGCTTGAGCTTCAATCCCCAACCATCAGTCTCTTTGACAAAGTAGTATTTAGGCAGAGTGTCGGAAGGTTCGATCACTTCACTCTCCCACTTCTCTTTGTGCATTTCCCCGAAGGTATAGGTAGTAATATCTTCCTTGGCTTTTTGCACAACTGTTCCATTGCTACGCACTTTGCGTTGAGCAGTAGGAGAAGGCAACGAAGATACCGCTTTGAACATATCGGATGTGAACTTGTTTTTGAGAAGATTGTCATAATCGGTCTGATTGAAAACCATGACAGTCTTGCCACTGGAAGAAACGTATCCACGAACTCGACGCTCGCCACCACGAACAACGTCATTACGGAACCATTCGATGTCGCTACCGAATTGTGGTTGAGTGCTGACACTGATCTTGCGACGATGCCAACTACGTTTGCTGAACAACTCCATGTCAGGCGCGAGCTTTTTGAAAAAGCCAGTAGGTTCGGTAATGTCGATACCTTTCCAAGTGATCTTCATTTCATCTTTCTTCACGCCGATACGATTGACGTTGAGGAAGTAGAACTTGTCGATGAAGAACAACGTGGCGCGGATAGCTTCAAGCAACGTCTCTTTGCTGTCGATCATTTCAGTCACCTTGACAGGCAACTCTTTCTTGACCTTGGCAAGTTTGTCATGAACTGCCTTGATTGTCATAGGCGTATAGGACAGAGCATCCCTTGCAGGAGTGAAGTCCAACTCACCCATAGCGAACTTCAAGACCAATCCGTTGCGAAGCATTTGCTGATACTCGCCTTCTTCATCGCGCACTTGATAGGTGTCGATAGGATAGGTCACGCCACCCATGATGGCGAAGGATTGACCATGATAGCGGTCTGCCATCTTCTCAAAGAAAGCCCAATCGTCCGATTTGAACAACGGAGTTTCCACGCCCCAATCCAACTTGCCGCCACTGATCGTTGGCTTAACGTCGAAGAAGCGGAAGGCTTTTTGCGTAGCAACAAGGAAGTCTTGGAAGTCTGTGGACTTCACAGGAATTTGAATCTTCACACCATTGGAACCAGAATGATTCTCGGTTGACATGAGTGCGATTGCAGGAGTGCCTTCCTCGTTGAAGTAAGCATTGTAGATACGACGAACTCCATTGTGAGTAGAAGTCACGGAGAAGTTATCGGTATAGCAGAAAGGAGACTTGCTACCCAATCCCAAGCAACCGATCTGACTGTTGCTGTTGGTCTTGGTCGAAGCAAAATAGACAGTGTAAATCTCGTAGATGTCATCATGCGAGATACCCGTCCCGAAATCTTCAATGGCAAGCCAAGGTTCCAAGGTGTTCGGAAGATGAATGTGGAAGGGTTGGTCGGCTTTGCCAGCAGCAGTCATACTGTCAGCGGCGTTGCAACCCAACTCACGCACGATGGCGAGAGGTTTGTCGGAGTAGAGGTCAGAGAGGATTTGAAATGCCTTCTGACTTGTTTTCATACGGAATTGCGCCTCGTTGGACACGTTTCCGATACGTTCGATGGTGTTGGTGGTGGTGCTTAGTTTCATTGTGGTTTTAGGTTAGTTGGTTGGTGGTTAGTTGTAAAGATAATTTTGCTTGGAATAAATCTTTGCAATCTTTTCAACAGCGCGAACATAATCAGGATTCAGCAAAGTGTCAAGGATTTTTTTAAATTTTTTTTCAAATTGATGAGGATGGTTTTTGTCAGCCTCGATGTAATGGTAGGTGTAGGTTCTTTTGAACATGGGGAGAGCATGACAAATTCCCGCGCCCGTGGCAAGAACTTTTTTTGCCCGTGGGTGCATTCAACAAGAAAATAAGATTCATGTTTTCTTGTAAGGGGTTAACCGGACCACAGGGACCACAAGGCCCACATGGTAAAAACAAAAAAGGCCACCATCTTTCGACAGTGGCCTTTGTTTGCGCGAGAGGAATTCTATGGGATGATGTCGGGAACCAAGGTCAGATCAATTTGTTGTTTAGGATCGTAGCCGTGTTTCTTCCACCAAGGTTCTTTCGGCGCACAACCAATCAAGTTGAAGATCAGATAGACGAGCAAGACCCAGAACAAGGTTGCCCAGAACAAAGAAAGAACGAGGGTGAGCTTCTTCATTCCGTTTCGCTTCCTTCTATGTTAATCGGAATGTCATCGAGCGACGAAGGAAGATTGTCTTCTTCGTCGTAGTAAGGTTTGCTGTTGATGCCTGATAGATAGAAAGACTCCATCATGTCACAGTCTTCATCCCAGTTGTTTCGTTGGGGCAGGTGGACTTTGTATTGATGCATAAGATTAGCGGGGTAGAGGTTCATGACCATTCTCGAAACGAGAAAGATCGACGGAGAGAGCATTAAGTTCCTCAAGGTGTGCCTTGTAGAGTTTATGCAACTCGGTGATGTAGTTGTCCAACTTGCGACGAAGGCGTTGAGCCTTCCTTTGTTCTTTGTTTAGTTTTTTCATATTGGGTTTATTGTTTGTATGCATCAGTAATGTCTGACACGGAAATGGTCAAGACTTTTTTTCCGAAGACACAAACGATCCCGTCTTCGAATCGTTGCATCTTGGGAACATTGTAACCATTCTCTTCCTCATCGAGTTTGAAGAAGATATGACGGACGAGTTCGTTAGTTGTCATGGTGGTGTTTTAGTGGCTGGTGGTTTCGGTGTCAATGGAATTTTTGGCCCATTGAATAAGAGCCGCTCGGACTTCTTTGCGGCGGATTTCGGTTTCAGGAAACTCATCGATGAGAGTGTCCTTGTTCCAGAGCCAGAGAATCATCTCTTTGGCTTCTTGTGTGGTTGGTGTTTTCATCGTCACCATTAATATCAGGTGTACATTCAGGGGTCAACAGGTTTTTTCAGGGTGGGCGAAATCGACAAGAAAATAAGATTCATGTTTTCTTGTCGTCATCTCTGTCCATCTCTGTAAAAAAACGTTCGTTTGAATGCCCTCCAACAAGAAAATAAGTTTCACGATAACCCTCTATCAAAAAATATCCTTGACAAAAAAGAAAGGTCCTGCGAGAATTAACTCACAGGACCTTTTGTGTTTTTTACGACCCCTATGGTCGCCCTGATTCAGCCCAAATTACTTCTTGCGGCGAACTGCAAAGCGGCCCTTGCGATCACGAACGTTGTGAAAGCGAGGACGGAGACGGAGGATGGAGCCGTTGTTATCGAAGCCCAAGAAAGCATATTTCTCAGGGTTGATATATTCGGACAGAACTTCCATCTTGATATCTCTAGGCGTATTACGATTGATCTCACCATCAGTAAAATCAACCAAGTTATAGCGAACTTCCTTTGTCATTTATTCTTCACCTCCTTCCTCTTCATCAGAAATCTTTACTCTCTTCATTTTCTTTTGAGTACGAAGAAATTCATCATAAGTTCCAAGCATTTGCTTTCTTGAATCTTTAGAAAGATGAGGCCAGAAACTATCATCTGCCTTCATACAGTTTTTGTTCCACCAGAATCCACTATTCATATTAATACATTATATCACGTTTTGAGGTAACATCAAGTGTTATTTTTACACCATGTTGCATTAACGCAGAGTGATCAAAGATTTGAACCTTTCTCCATTATAGGTTACAGTTACAGTATCCCTTCCGAGCATATCCTCTTCAATGTTCTCGAATTGGACATCATCCATAGGAACCCATTCTCCATGAATGTTCACATGAGGCTTGGGTTCCCATCCATATTCTTCGTCTGCATATTCACTCATAAATTGAAATCCTTTTTTCATATTAGTTATTAATCAATTGTGCTGATGGTGTTTGGTTAGGAGTAGCCACCCTGACAGGTGTTGCCACAGGCACAACAGAAGGCAAGGGCACACTGTTCGTAACATTCATATTCGCCACTTGAGTAGCAACTTGAGTAATTTGTTCCTCAGTCATTACAGGTGTTGTGTTATGCATGGGTAATACTCTAAAGATAATAAGAAGAACTGTCAAGACTAAAACCCATTTAAAAGGTTTTGTATCCATAATCTTAACACTGACAATAGTTGCCATCACCCATGCAAATAGTACAAAGAATACAGGCGGATTATATATCCATCCCTTAAGGCTATTAATGGTATTGATGTTCTGAGCTAGTACAAAGACAGGTTCTTGGTCCATGAAAACAAAGCTACAAGAAAAGATCTTACCTGTCAAAGGATTTTTTCGTACTTTTCGTAACGGTTTTTTCCAACAAGAAAATATGTTTCATGATTTTCAAATAGAATTTCGGCGTCTTGCGCCGACAAGAAAATAAGATTCATACTTTCTTGTGAATATTTAAAAAAAACATTGCCAAGTCCCCTAAGACCTGATACATTCATAAACATGGGGAAGAAGTATTTCGGGGGATTCAAACAATCGTTTGAAACAATCTTTGGTCAAGAGATTTCCAAGTTAATTACAACCTATATGAAAACCAATTATCAATAACATATTTTCTTGTATTGAGCATTGGCTCTGATTTTTCAAAATTTTTTCCCAAAATTTTTCCAAAAATTTCTTGTTGCAACTAAGTGTAATAAGATATTTTTTGTTTTAAGATTAAGATTAATAATAATATAATAAGAATTATATAAGGGAATATATAATATGATATAGAGAAATCTTATTATAATTCATCCTCTAAGAATATTCTTATACAGAGATAAACACAGAAGAGTAATGAAAGGTATCCAAGTATGTCCATAGGGGAATAAAAAGAATTGTTGGACGGTAAAATATACTCCTTTCTTATTTGGACAATTCTTGGAGTTCTTGTTGTTTAGCTTTTAGTTTAAAGTATATATCAAGAAACTCTCTTTCAACTTCTTTCTTATTACAGAAGAATCTTTTCGACTTGGTTGAAAGTTCTTTAAGTTTATTTTGAAGATGTTTGATATCATCTTCTATGTGATTTTTCACATATATATTTATCGTTTTGAGGGTATATAATGCAGTAATGCTACACCATGTTGTATTTTTACACGATGTTCTATTAAAACAAATTAAGCTATTTCTTCTGGATTGATAAAGAAATTCTTTTGAAATTCTTCAAAGAATGTTGTTCCATCTATCTTATTTGTTGTAAAATATTCTTCTATATAGGTAGCGGTTTCAGATATGAGTCTGTCTCTGGTATATTCGCTTTTGAATTCTGTTTTTTGTATTGTATCGACTAACTTGGAAGCAAGTATAGATTGGTCTTTTTCTGATTGGATTTCTTTTTCTATGAGTTGAAAGGCTTCATTGAACTTTTGTTCTTCTTCTACTTGTAAGGTTTCGTCTTCAAAGAGAGTTTCGGCTGATAGGTGGAGTAGAACATATTCTACGGCCATTGCTGCCAGATCTTCGTTTTCTGGTGTTCCTTTGAATCCATAGATTTTCTTATGGGCTTCTGCATACAGAGACGTAATCATGTCTCGGAGGTTATAGGGGGTTTCTTCTTTCTTATTAAGTTCGATGAGTTCTGCTGCAAGGGTTTCAAAGAGGTTCTTGAAGCTATCCAAGGTCAGAAAGCTTTGGAACTTGAGATCCTTTTCAAATGCATCAGGAAAGTCTTGTTTGATTCTATTAATTACAGAATCGATAATCTGTTGTACTTGTTCGTCAGGAGGAACCTCAATAAGATTGGTTTCGTTATCCATAGTATTTTTTCATACTATACCATTTTTTTATTAAAAGTCAAACGCATTGGGTTATTTTGACTTTTTTTTCTATTCTACAGAGTAACCTTTAAAAAGATGGATATTTTTTATGGTTTTTTGACCCATTTTTCCCCACTTTTACCCACTTTTTGGGTATTTTTAGGCACTTTTTTGAGTATAAATAGCCTTGAAAGAGGGCTATTTTATCCTTGTCTCCAAACCCAACTAATGCTTCTTCCACGTTTGACGGGTAATAAACGCCAACGAGGTTTGACTGCCTTGGTAACCGTTGTTGTTGTACTGACTGTTGTGGAGGTACGAGGAACTGGAGGTTGAGCAAATGCATTCTCCAATTGATAGAGGTTTGCAGGGGCACCGGGCGCCACTGGTGCTGCATTGTTAACGAGCGGAGGAGCCTGTGTAACCGTTGTTGTTGTCGTTGCTGTTGTCACCGCATTGTAACCGAAACGATGGCGTAAAGTTGTTGTAAACGAGGTCGTTTCTTTTGTTGTTGTGGTAATGCCCGTTGTGAATTTATTTCCAGAAGTGGTCGTGGTTTTCGACGGTTTATTGACGGTCATTTTATAACTGTCTCTGGGAGAAAAACGAAAATTAAAAATTGTTGCCATATAATTTATTTATCCTTTAATATCTTCTCCACACCCATCTACCCCATCCAACAGGAACTAAACGCCAACGAGGTTGAACAGGACGCTTTTTTATAGTAGTGGTTGTGGTTGTGGTTGTAGTAGTTGTTCTAGGTGGAGCAGATTCTACATATGCCATTGCGGAATTGCGTGTTCTTTGTGTTAAATTTGTTGCCACCGATGCAGTTCTAGGTGGTTCAGGATTGTTTGTCGTTGGGGGTGCTTGCCAAACATTTCCCTTTGATGTGGTTGTAGAAACTCTGGTTGAAGTAGAAACAGAATTATAACCATAACGACTACGAAGGGTAGTTACAAAACTATCGGTTTTGGTAGAAGTAGTAACACCATTTGTAACTGTAGTAGTTTGTCTGGTGGTAGTCGTTTTTACGTTAGGCGTTCTGTAAAAAGATCTAATAAAAGGGAATAAAAACATGTTATTATAAAATATTTACCCTTGACGAATGAACAAAACTAACGTAAGCTCTTTAAATATGGCGAAGTGGTGAAATGGCAGACACAACAGACTTAAAATCTGTCGGCGCAAGCCGTGAGGGTTCGAGTCCCTCCTTCGCTACCATCTTTTATGAAAACTAAAGTCAAGGAACTAATCGATAATATCGAACCGTTGCTCGCTATTCAATTGAAATATGCAGATCGTTTGGGTCTGGATAGTATCAGTATCAGTGCTTGTCGGGCGCGAGAGTTTGTTAAGCAATTAAGAGAATTGCAAAATGAAGTAAAGTCATTGAAAACGGACAAGTCTTTTGTTGCCATGATGGATCAAAAGTTTGCCCATGTATTGTGATTTAGGTAGTCGGAGGAAATATTTTTTCTCTTTGGGCTTGGGGAACGTCCAATAAAACCTTATCTTTATTTTTACTTGCCATCACTGCCTTGATCATTTTTTCTGGAACTTCTTTTTTATCTGTTAAATAAAATGATTCATAATTTCTTATTCTTTTTGCCACCATATATGGTCTTTCGTTGGTCAGCTTGACAAGGTTTTCATAGGAAAAATCTTCAATATCAAAGTTTTTTTCTGGAAGATAACCACCTCCTTCGATGTCTTTGATTAGATACTTGCCATTTTCTTTGTGAGTCAAAAGACTCAGAATATAAGGGTGGTATTTTTCTTGTGGTTTTTGGTTTCCTCTACCTTTCATTTCTCCTAAAAATTCTCCTGACTGTAAAATAAAAGTCAAATAAGGTTTGGCCAAAAGAATTCCATCTTTTTGTTTTTTCATTTCTCGTAATGACAAAACAGTATCGGTGTGTGCAAATGCTCCTTTGTTACCACAGTGACCCATTGCTTTTCCTTCTTGTTCACAATAGGGACGCATTAAAGTAAACCAACCCATGTTTCCAAAATTTATAAACTCTTTGATGTTTCCTTTCTTCATATCATCGGTGACATCAATCCATTGACCTGCACTTTGTTTCCATTCGTTTTCCATTTCATCCACAGTTCGAGCCACCACATACCATTGTTCATTGGGACTGACATTTTTTAAATAAGTTTGCAGTTTTGGTATGGGTAAAGAAAGCCAGTGTTGTATGGACGTTGAAATTGAACGAGGAATTCTTTTTAAATAGTCTTCATACTCTTCTTTGGAACTTGTCATTTCTTGTCCATCTTCATCCAATTGTCTATCAAAAACCACCCCATATCTTTCCATGTCTTTCCACATTGTTTCCATATCTAAAACCACTTTTTTCAAAATTATCATGACCAAGTTTTCTTTTTTTGCCAAAACAGAAACATTTTTTATTAACTGTTGAAAATCAAAAGTTAGTTCTTCAATGTTGTATTCTTTAATTTCTTTCTTGTATTCTTCTTCGGTTTTATCTTTTGCACCAAATTCAGATTTTATCGAGGACTCTTGGTATTGAAGAGGAAACCCTTCAGGAAGATCGGCAAACTTTTGAATAATCTTGTTAAACATGGGAAGAAGTCTTTCTTTTCTTTTTTCATTCAAGATTTCTCTTGTATAAATTTCTTCCAAAATGATTTGATCCTTTGATCGCATATAAATATATTTATGTTAAGATTGCTTCCAGTAATAATATTGGTGGCTTGTTTCTTTCTATTCTTACCCAACTACAAAGCAGGAGAAAAAAAGATATTTCATGAGTTGGAGAATGGTTGCTTGGTTTATACTTTACATATGAAGATGTTATTGGATGCTCAAGAAAGATTGGAACCTTATATTTGGACACGTACGATTGGTATACAGTTTAATGGAAGATTGTTGGGTCATGCCATTCTGGTATTTGTTTACAAGAACATGACCTTTGTTTATGATCCTGCTCAAGGAAGTTTTGTTGTGGCTCGCTATCCTTTATATGATCCCAAATCGATTGCAGAAATTGCTTATCCCAAACTTCATGTAACAGAAGCTGCTTTTATTGAACCGACTCTGACTCTTCACTATCCGTAAAAAGTTCTTCAAGTTCATCAGGTGTCAAAGATTCTTTGAGAAGATTTTCAAACGATTCTTTTTTAAGTGATGCTTTTGGAAATGAATCAGGTGTGATTGGAACTTGGGCTGTAGAAATTTTTACAGGAATACCAGCAGCAATAGGAGAAGAATTTTTGCTGACTTTTCTTTTTTGTTCTTTACTAATTAATTTTTTTAAAAGTTTCAAAAGCAAAGGACGATATTCATTGTCTTGTTGTGCATTGCTTCCGATTCTTTTAGTAAGCCAAATAAGAATGGGTTCTTGTATACTGGAAACATTTTCTTTTACATATATTTTACGATATGCACCTTCCATCAATTTTTCGTCATGGGTTCTCATTAAAAGCTAATATTATTTATCTTGTAAACCCCCATCTTATCTGATAATGTCTGCTTGTGCAAGATTTAAAAGGTTGGAAGTTTGTGATATTTATTGGGTTAATATTGTTCACAGCAATCATTTTATACAAAAACCAAAGAGTATTGAATAAATATTCTTAATATGGCAAAACTGAATAGAATCATATTGGCTGCTCTTCGTAAATCCAATAAACCAGAAAACTTAAAGGGTATTGTAGCAAGAGGATATGCTTATGATTATGCAAAATATTTGATAGGATTTGGGGATGAATTACCATCTGTTGTTACCGATTGGATAATCGAAAAGGGACAACCAAGAACTACGCTCGAATTGGTAAAAAAAATGGATGAGAAAGGAATGGAAGTTCCTGAAGGATTTATAAAAAATATTTGTAAAGATACTACTTTGGCAATCAAATATGTATCGGATGCAATAGATTCTGATACACCGATACCCGAAATAGTTATGGATTCAATAACTGAAAGGGCTAATAATCAATTACAAGATTTTGGATTTGCTGAAAAAATATTAGAAATAGTTTTAAAAATGGAAATGAGAGGACTTGAAGTTCCTGAAACATTTATGCAAATTGTTTACAATAGTCCTGTAACTACGGCTGAATATGCTCTTCAAAAGTATGACTATGATCCTGAAACAACATTAGATCAAGAATTGTTTAATTCAATCATCAAAAATGAAAACGCAATTACCAAATTCATACGTGAATTTTTGGCAAAAGATTTGGATGTCAGTTTGCTTTCTTTGGAACAATGGAACGCAATGGCTGAAAAAATATCTCCCCACATTGGAGTTAGTGATACTGTTTATGTTTTGGTTAGAAGATTAATTGAAAATGGCTTGATTAAAAGCTATAAACAAATAAGCAGAAAATTAATTCAAATTATTTTAAGAGATTCAAAAACAGTAAACAAGTTTGCTCACTTCATTCTTCCATATGTCAAAGAATTACCTGAAGAAATCAAAAGCAAAGTAACAGATCAAAAAGTATTAAAACCTGATTGGAGAAAGGTTAATAAGTTTGACGAGAGCTTCTCCAGTTTCTTTAAAAAGAAATAATATGGCAAAGCTGAATAGAATTGCAATGGATTTGATTCAAAAATCCAACAAACCAGAGAATTTAAAAGGAATTGTAGATAGAGGATATTCCTATGATTATGCAAACTATTTGATTGATAAGGGATTGGAACTTCCACAAACTATCATTGATTATATTGTAAAAGATACAAAAGAAAGATTTGGATATTCAACTTTTCATCAATCTAAACAACCAAAAATATTTCAATTTGTTTTAAAAATGAAAGAAAAAGGATTAAAAGTTCCTGATTCATTTATTGAAATGATTGCGGAAGATCCTAATTTTTCTCAAATTTACATTATTGATCTTATCAAAAATAATTTGTTAGATAAAATAGAATCAAAAATTTATCAAGCTTTGACAAATGGTAATAGAATTAAATTTTTATTACTTAAAATGGAAGAAGAAGGAGTATTAAACTATAGTGTTTTTCCAGTTAAAATTTTAAAGGATATGTTGGACCTTCTTACTTGGATAGGTTCTGAAGAACATATTCGTTTTACGAATTCTGAACCTGATGAAGATGTGTCGTATTTTTGTGCAGATATTTTAGATCATTTAATGACTATAAGAGCAATAACTAGTTTTGATCAAATAGATCCAGAAACTTTAAAAGCCATTAAAACAAAAAATTCAATAGAATTATTTGTAAATTCATTGAAAAATAACAAAATAAAACATTTACCAAACGAAATGGATGATATAATAAATGAACCTACGCCAGCAGTTCATTCTGATCCATATGGAGAACGTTCTAAAAGATTAGTTGATGCTTTTATAAAGTATAAAAAGTCAACTAATGAAGTTCAAGAAAGTTTTTCTTCTTGGTTTAAAAAAAGAAGTTAATTTTTTTCGTCTAAAAGATCTTCAATCACTTTGACTTGTTGATCTGACATACCATCTTGTGGTGCGCCTTGAGAAAGCATTGCATCTGCTTTCTTTTCAATTGGTGTATCTAATTCTTCTTCTGAGGATTGTTCTGAAGATTCTTCATCAGATTGTCCTTTTTCTTCATATTCTTTAACTGCATCAGAAAAACTCAAAGATTGATTACTGACAGGAGATTTAAACGTGTCGGATTCTTGATCATAAACATAACCAGCATCTTCTAATTTTGGTTTCAATTCAGATATGCCCATACCTGTAAACAATTCATTTACAACTTGTTCATAAAGAGATTCTAGTTTGATTTGGTCTTTTGATTTCATTTTTTTTCTGGGTTAAAGTCTAAATCTAATTGATTATCGGAATCTTTTGGAAGCGGTCTGTATTCTGGTCTTACAACATTCTTTGCAATTTTTTCTACAGTTTTACGTTTTTCCTTTGGTGGTTCTGATAATCTATATCTAGAAATATTTAAATTTTTTAAATTAATTGTTTTGTTTGTATTTGGAATTTGGAATGTGGCATCGCCTTTATTCCAAGCATATATAACATCCCAAATAGTATCATAACCAACTAATTCTAAAGTTTCTGCCACTGATGAAAGTTTCATTTCTTTTTCAGTTAATTGAATACCATATTGTGGAACACCATCAACAAATTTTAATGGAAGAAGATTTATTCCTTCGTTTTCACTTGGCCAATCTGTTTTTAAACGAGGACTTGGTTTATCACCTTCTGTTTTATGAAGTTGTCGCAGATATGCTCCTTTTTCTGGATCTTTAACTCTTTTAATAGTATGAATAATCCAATTGGTAGGAGTTGAACGATAATCCAAAGCAAGAAGATTGATTTTTGGTTGTTCTTGTCTTGTTGTTCTACTCCATTTAACAAATTCTTTTCCTTTTGTTCCTGTGAGTTGAATTAATCCTGCTATTAAACGTTTCCAACCTAAACGAATACTTAAAAGACTAGGCGTTTCTTGATTTCCTCTGGGAGGAACTGGCGATAAGATATTATTTTGATCGATTAAAAATGCTTTGGATAAGCCATGATTTTCTATTAAATCTTTGGCAATTCCATCTTTAAATAATTTTAATGTTTCTTTTGCCAATAAAGGAATTGTAGTGACGGTTAATACGTCTCCTTCATCTGATAAAATTTTTATTTTTTTCTCTGCTTTTACAGCACCTTCACCTCCTTTTTGATCTAAATCATAAAGACTGATAAGATTTCTAAAAACTCTTCCCATTAAATATTGAGCATCTGCGAGTTTTTCGTCCATACCGCGCTCCATAAATTCTCTGACGGATTCTGCTTCGTGTGTGGTTTTGGGTGTAAAATCTTGGGCTTTTAATCTTTTAAAGGCTTCACCAGCAGCAACCCCGTATAAAATAGATTTTCTTTTATCTAAATCTCCTGTAAGTGTAATTTTTTTACCTTGATCCAATTTAAAATCAGTACCTACTTCTCTACTGCGTCCTCTAGAAACCGCAACTTCTTCTGGTGATGATTTTTTTGGAAGGAATGTAATATTTCTGGCTCCAGCCGCACCAATGTTAAATTCTCCTGTAGCGGTTGCTCGTTCTGGCAATTCTCTTTCGGGTTCATCTGGTCCTCTTGCTTCCAAATAAATCTTTTTAGCCAAAGTATCGAATTTCATATCTTTTATATTTACAAGATACTTATACTTATTTTGACATTTAAAACACTAAATATCTTATATGAATCTGAAAAAAATCATTTTACGTATTTTGGAAGAACAACCTGTCGAAACGCCAACCAAGCCTGATACAAAACCAACAACCAAGCCTGATACAAAACCAAGCAAGGCTCCATTCCGCAGACCAAAACCAGGTCACCAACCAAATCCAGATGCTCGTAAAAATAGAAAACAAAGAGAGATTGAAGCATTTAACAAACGTCACGGATTATCATGAAATTTTACAATAATAAAATAAATGGGTTATTGGAAGATATTGAAATTGGAGAAAGATATCCAAAAAAATATTATCATCCCAGTAATTTAGCTCAAGATCAAACTGTTGAGGATTACAAGCACATGCTTTATTCTCAAAATTATGAAAAGATCTTGGATCGTTTGGCTAACTATGCAAACGTCGATGTGGAACAACTTGGAAATTATCCTATTACAGAAACAGTTGTTAGACTTTTACAAAGAATAAAACAAATTGAAAGTCAAAACAAACCAAGACTTGAAGAATTAGCAGTGAAATTGGTTTTGGATCTGGATGAAATGAAACCAATTAAAGAAGCAATCAATGATGGTGTTTTAAAAATTGATGCCAAAATTGATGGAGCAGAATTGGAAGATGCTATTACAGATTTAGAAGCTCAAACAAGAGAAGAAGAAATGAGACAAGAAGAAGAAGATTCTACTCTTGAAAGTGAAGACTTGACTGATCAAGAAAAAACAAACATTGCTCTTGCAATGGAAATTATGGGTGAAGAAGAAATCAAACAAAGAAAAAAATTTGCCGATGTTTTAAAATTTGGAGAAGCTTTCAACCATTTATATTCATACAATTTGGTTCGTGATGAACTCAATCAAATGAGTACAGAAATTGCTGATATGTATGGTGTAATCTCATCAATTGTTCAGGTTTTATATTATGCTACACCAACTGAATTTGCAGGACAAGCAGCACAAAACCCTGAAGCTGCATTGGGTAGCGCACAAGCAATGCCTGAAAGTGGTCGCGGTGAAGAAGGTGAAGGAAAATATGTAATCAAAGCCAGAGGCATAACATTCAGTTTTCTTATTCATGAAATCATAAAAGGTATCATGCAATATATTTCTATGATGGACGAATTGAGAGGAGCAGAACAAACAGCAAGCCTTGAAGACGAAACAAGAACTGTAAGATTTGCTCAAGCTCAACTTAAAAGAATTCTAGATTTAATTCCTGCACCTTTTGTTAAACACAAATATTATATCTATCAACAATTGATGCGTCTTCCTATCGATGATTTAAGAGAAATTGAAACAAATGGACCAAGAGCCAGAGAAATTGTAAAAGAAATTATTGATGAAATGAGTCAAGAATTTAATTTAGATCCTGAAACTGGAGAAGAAAAAGAAGAACAATATAAAGATCAAGAATGAGAGATAAAGACACAATAATACTGGAAAGTTTATATGGTCTTGTTGTTGAAAAGGCCAAAGATGTTGTTGAAAAACTCAAGACATTAAATGTTCCAGAAGAAATAATAAATCAATTCATAGCAATTGATCCAACAGGACAAAAGAACGATGCTCAAGCTTTGGGTGTTATTTTTGCTAATCAAAATCCTGATGTAAACTATTTAATTTCTTTATATAAACAATTTTTAAAATTTAAAAATAAAAACAATTCTCAGACAAAAGATTTTCCCCGCCAGTTTGATAGTCTGGAAAAACTTGAAGTCACAATCCGTGATTTAAATTCTGTCGAAGTTTTAAAATTTGTACCCGACAGACAAGAAGCAAATAGACTTTTGACATTAGATCCCGCAGCACCCAAAATAGAAGCTTCTATTGTTGCAAAATGGATAAATGATGGAAAAAGAACTCTTTTACCAAAAGATGTTGTAGATGCTTATGAACAATTTGTCGAATTAAAAGAACAAGGCATCGAGGGATCGGAAGATGTTTCAAAATATAAAAGTTATGTTGAATTAACCGAATTTCTTCATCAACACATTGAAAGTGAAGATAAGGTTGATGTTGGAGCCAAAGTAAACATAACAAAAAAACCAGTTTACAATGACGATGAAGTTGCAATTTGGTATGTTGCTAACACAAATGAAGCTATTAGCATTGGAAATGCATTGATTGACATGAATGATGTAAGAACACCAGATGGGAAAAGACCCGCTAACTGGTGTACAACATGGTCAATAGTTGGGGGTGGTACTAATATGTTCATGAGTTATAGAACGTATCAAAAATGGACTTTTTATTACACATGGTCTAAAAAAAGAAATACAGGATTTAAAGAAACCAAAGGATCAGAAGCGGTAGCTAATGACCCATATGTTATTACAGCAATCGGTGTGACACGCGATGGACAATATGCTTTAACTCCCGCGCCAAATGGTACTAGAACGGCTGAACCTTGGTCAACGATTGAAAGCTGGATGCCTGAATTAAAAGGAAAACAAGGATATTTCAAATATAAACCATTGTCAAATGAAGAAGAAAATAAGATGGTAAAGCTAGAAAGATTAGCTAGATATTTTGAGGAAGAGCAGTTTTTAAATTTAAGTCAAATGGATCAGTACGAATACATTTCGGCAGGTTATAATATTCCAGCCAAGACTTTTGTTAAGCTGTCAAAGGAAAGAAAAAATGATTATCTGAACATTATGGCCGAAGATTTAGATAGAGAAATGCCTGAAGATTTAGAAGCTGTATTAGAAGAAAGAGAAATGAAAAGATACTTGGCTCTTCATGAAAGAGCTTGGGAAAATCATTTACAAGGTATTGAAGCTGCTCTTTAATCTTCTGCTTTTTCTTTTTGTTTTTTTGTAATCTTGAATTTGAGTCTTGCGGTTTGTCTTGTCAAAGCTGATAAGAAAACATAGCTCATAATTAAAACAAAAATAAAGCCGTATCCAATCCATAGTGGAGAAAGAACCCACAACCAAGACCAATCAATTGCACCGAATAGTTTTAGTCCTACAAAAACTAGCGTAAGCCAAAAAGAAAAACCCAATTTCATATAGTCGTTTAAGTTTTGTTGTTGTGGTTGGTTCTTACAACAGTCTTTTTTGTTTTGGCAGCATTTTTCACTCATATAATCACTTACCACATAAGATTATGTTTTCTAGCCTCATTAGTAAAGCCTTCGGCATCCAAATATTCTTTAAGCCCAAACAAATCAGATTCCGTCATTTTTTGTTTTGTTTTTACTCGAATATCAAATTCACACTCACTAATGCTTTTCATCTGAATGTGACAATCGATTCCTTTATATGTTAATTTAATTCTGTATGGACCTTGGGGGTTTGTTACTGGTTTATTTAGTTCTTCCATCTTGGGGTTCTCCTTGAATGTCGTAGTCTGGAATGGGCGCAAAATATTCTGAAGCCATTTTCTCCACACTTTTTAATTTGTTTTCTAATGAAATAATTGTAACAGAATTTAAAGCACTTACAAGTATCAATATAATCAACAGTTTTTCAGTAATGTTCATTTATTTTTATATTGTTTTGAAAACTTTTTGATGGGACAAGCACACCATTTGTTTATACTACAATAGTCGCAAGTCTTATCATTGTCAAGATAAATGTCAGGGCGCATACATGCAAATCGTGTGTGTTCCTCACAAGCTGCTTTGTCTTTTCTAAGGTCAATAACTTGTCTTTCTTTGTGTAAATCTATCTTTGGTAGATTGCGACGAATTTCTTCTGCTCTGGCTTCCATTTCTTCCCTAGTAAGAACTTTTACTTTCTTTTCTTTTGGTTGAACTTCCCTACAATCTTTGCAATAGGTTTCATTTAAAACTCTCATGGCATCACCATCACATCTTTCAAAGGCTTTCTTCCAACCTAGTCCTTTCATCGATGCAAATCCCGTGTGACATTTACAACAAAGAATTTGTTTGTATGGAAATTTATTATGTTGTTTATAATATTCCATCCAACCCTTTAAATCCTCAAACTGATCTACAGGATATTTCTTTTCAACATGAACTGGTTGTTCATATTTGTATGATTTAACCTTGGTGCGTTTGACGGGTGTTTTGCGTTTTTTCCTTTTAGGCATGTTTGTTAGTTTATTTATACCAAAGAAATTGTCAATAGTTTTTTAATTTCTTTGACATTCATTTGTTTATGTGGATAATTGGTATATGCAAATTTTTACCGAATCAGAATGGTCTGATATACTTTTAAAGTATCCAAAACCGTCTGATGAAATAAAAGAAATCATTTGGAATAAAACAAGAAATTGTTCTATGCCTATGGTAAACATTTCTGAAGAAGATTGCAAGAAAGATTTTGAAAAACTAAAGGAATTAAACACAAAAATCTTAATTAAAGAATCAAGTCTTTTTTCTCGATATGAATACAAGTGGGATTTGGGAACCAAGTATATAGACTCATGTAATGTTGGGAATAAATCATCAAATTATTTTCATCAAGAATTAAGATATCATTGTGATTGTATTAATTCACCATCACCATATCGAAATTGGACACAAAAAAAATTCTTTTATACTCTTTGCAATGCTTTGTGGGGATTAAAAGTAAAAGAAGTTAATACAGACATTCTAAGAAGTTGTATAGCTATGAGAAAGTATATAGCTTCACAATTTCGTCCATCTGCTGCAAAAGCAATATATGAAATATTCAATTCAGAAAATGTATTAGATTTTAGTTCTGGTTGGGGTGATAGACTTTCAGGTGCGATGGTAACTGAAAATATCAAAAGTTATACTGGTATAGATCCAAATCAAAATTTGGTTGAAGGATATAACCAACAAATAAAAACATTCAATCAAAACAAAGAAATTAAAATGATTGTTGGTGCTGCGGAAGAAACTGTAGAAAAATTAGAAAGTAACTATGATACTATTTTTACAAGTCCACCATACTTTATTGTTGAAAGATACACACAAGAAGAAAATCAAAGTTGGAAAAGATATAAAAAAATTGATGTGTGGCTCGAAAAGTTTTTATTTAAAACTTTAAATGATTGTTGGAATAAATTAAAACCTAACGGTATACTGGCAATCAATATTAGTGATGTGTATTGTAATCATACCATCAATCGTATATGCGATCCTATGAATGATTTTATATCTAGTCTCCCAAATTCAAGCAAAGAAGAAAATTTAAACTATAGGATGGCTAAAAGAATTAATAGCAAATCTCACAAAGAAGGAATATTTGTTGAGCCTTTGTGGATATGGCGCAAAAATTAACCTACCATTCTTTTAAGTTTAAATTCAACGGAAGCATAAGAATCATTTTTAGTTAAGATATTATGCTCTAAAACAATAAATCCGTTATGATTAAACAAATCTATGTTTTTTTGAATTTGAGTATTAACAAATTTTTCTCTTCTAGAAAAATCAAAGATTGGTTTATCGAAAGAAATTTTAACGATTTGTGAATGCATATTTTAATTTATTATAGTGAAGTTAAAAATCAACTATTTTTGTGATTTAACGTAAGCTTTATAACTTGACCAATTTGGAAACTTGGTACTTTTACCAACGACCATTGTCTTAAACTGTTGACGAACTGGTCTTTGTGTTCTGGGGTCAGTTTCAGTTAAAACAAAATCTTGTTTTTTCGGAGGAGCACTTTCGTTACGTCGAATGATTTCATCTTTTTCTATTCGCCAATCAGGATTGTTTTCTGTTTTAACAAAAGAATATGGTGAAGTTTTACGATCAGGTGTCATCAATGTAACTTGAAACTGTCCTTCTAAAAATTCTACATTTTCTTTTTTATATGGGGCAGTAGCAACCTTTGTATCAATGTGTGCGGTAACTTCTGGGTTTTGTTGATAAATGGCAATGTCACCAGGTTTTGGTTGATTGTTTACACCGTATGGTTGACCTTCTTTTTTTCCTTTTTCTGTTTGATAGTTTTTAATAGTTTGTCCCAAGAATGATGGGTCTTCAGCGGCTTTTAAAGCCGAACCAGCAGCAGATGCCAAACTACCCAAAAATTCATTAATAACAGTATCAAATTTATGCATTATTAATATTTAGTCTTTTTTGTTATGTAAAAAAGCAAATGGACACTTTGGTTTTTCAACATCACCTTCTAAAAATTCTTTGGGTGTTCTAAAGAATTTTTTGTATCTATCAAAAAATACTGTTCTGGCTTTTAACCAAAGTTTTTGATATCTTCCATCATCATAAGAATAAGTTGAAACAAACTTCTCTCTTTTAAATGGGATAACTTGAATAAATGGAGTTCCTTTTGGTATAAGTCCTTCAAAATCATCTTTTAATAAGAATGGAAAATTAACAGGATATGGAAATTTATCAGTATCAACCAATCCAGTTAAAGATTGAAACGGTAATTCATCAAAATGAATTGGGTGTGTATATAAACAAGACCAATTTTTGGGTGTTTTTATAATCCAAGGATTAAGCCATTTAAATGCAACTTCTGTTTCATAACCTTTTGGGATGGGGTATTCATCAAATTGCCAATTATGGTGCATACCAATCAATTCAAATTGGTCGCTGGACCACTTTATGTGTAATTGTGGGTTTCTTTCCACATATACATCACAAGGTAATGGAATAAAATAACCTGCTGTTCTAGCATCATTAAAGGGCATACATTTTTTAATGGTAGTCAAAGGATCTCCCATTTCATCGATTTTAATATCTGATGGGTGAAATGATCCCATTTTCTTTAACCATTCGGGTGTAATTTTTTTGGCTGGAAAAGGCTTTTCAATAAATTCTAATAATTCTTTTTTTTGTGTCAAAAATTTAATATTAATCATGTAAGCATAATACATGAAAAAAAGCGCAAATCAAATAAATATTATAAGATGAATTCAAATATTAGGTTTCTTTACACATATATGGCTGGATTAAACACTAAAAATGGTTTTTTTCCAATATATAATGGTGAAATACAACCATGCCAAAGAGATTTACAAGTGGTTGACGAAACATTGATAAATTTAACAAAAGAAACTCCAAGACTTAAGTTATATACGCCAGAAAGTGATTCCTTTAATTTAGAAACAATTTTAGCAAATCTTGATACTGGTGATGCTGAAATTTTACTTTAAAGTATAAATATAAAATATGGCAGGTGTTAGAATACCCGAATTAATAGAATTATCCACAGTTGAATCTAACGATCAATTTGTGGTTGTAAGAAATAATAGAACTCGAAAAGTTGCTGGTAATGCTTTTTATCAAGCAATGTCTGGTGTAAAAAGTGCATTTAACTTGGGAGCAGGTGAAAAAATTTTTAAAGGAACTGTTAATGCAGTAAATGGTACACAAGGAACAACTTTACAATTCAATACATTAAGTGCTGGTGGTGGTTTAGAAACATTTGAAGAAGCAAGTAATTTAAATATTATTGTAAAAAATGAAGGCATCAACAATCTTATGTTGGCTGATGGTTCAGTTAATGCTATTAAAATCGCTGATGATGGTATTGCTCCTTCTAACATGGGATATGCTGGAGCTATTTTAAATCAGAATGTAAGTCAAGCTAACTTTTTAGCATATACTAATAACACAAATTTCGTATATACTGGTTTTTCAGTCCCAATTCAAGCACAAAAAACGGGAAGCGTTTTTAACGTAAAAGCAAATTTTATGTTGGGTTCTTATTCTAGTTGGCCTTACGTAACAATAATGCGTAGAATTAATGGTGTTGGTGATACCTTTTTACATTCACAATTCAACACATCTCCACCATATGTAAATTTTTTAGCAACCCATCAAGCAGATTATTCTTGGGGATATACTGGTAACATGATCAACATTGATGTGTGGGATCAAGACATATCAGCAAATGCTGGTGATAACATTGAATATTTTCTTTATTTTTCAAATGGTAGTGGTGGTGGTGCATACACATATATCGGATTGTCTTATTACTGGGCAGCTTATGTTTACACACCATCAAACCAATATGTTATGACGCCAACTATAATGTCTGCTACAGAAGTAATGGTATAATTTATGAATATAGCACTAGCACAAGCCATACAAGAATTGGTTCCAAATGCAATTGTCAATGTTAATAATGATAAAATTGAATGGATTGAACCAACGGTTGCTCCAGTAACAAAAGAACAACTAGAATTAAAAGCAAAAGAAATACAAGAAAGAAATATGTATAAATTTCGTCGTATGAAAGATTATCCAGCTATATCTGATCAATTAGATATGATTTGGCATACGATTAATTCGGGAGGAACTTTGGATCAAAACTCTGATTTTTATAAATCTATAAAACAAGTCAAAGATAATAATCCAAAGACAACATAAAACATAGTATATAAGTATTTTTTCAGTAAATATTTAAACTATGGCAGTTTCTTTTGATACTAATATACCTTTACCTTATAAGGAATGGGTAGCTAATCAGGATACTTTAAATTCTGCTATAGCTAGACAAAAATATAATGAATATCTAATTAGTTGGTATGCTACCAAAGGATTAGAAAAAAACGAATTTAAAGATTCTTTAAAACAAAATTATATTCAACTTGTAAAGGACTTAAGTTTTCTTTTTGGTCAAAAAGAAAAAGATCAATTTTTAGCAGATATTGATTACAAAAACGAAGAAGAATTAATTTTTGCTATCCCGTTTTTTGCCAAAAAATTAAAAGAAATATCAATAGTCTTATCCAGAAAAAGAGAAGCCGTTAAAGAAGCAAAACTTAGATATAATTTAGTCGGTTCTAACAATGCTTTAGAAAGACTTTTATATGAATATATACTAAGAGGATTCACAAACACTGAAGGGTCAATTACACAAGTTCCTGCATCTCCAATTTTAAATTTATTTCCTGACTTATCAGCAGTAAAAGATAATTTTTTTATTGAAGTCGAGGAATTGCATGATGCTAATACATATTTTGATTCCGATCCAGATGTTGATATTAACGAATATGTTGATGTTGCAAGTCTTGTTAATACAACACCATTTGAGGGGTTTTCTTCCGATGAGATAAAAGGCATTCTTTCTACAAGATTTCTACCAAGAATATCAGAAAATCCTCTGTCTAGATTGTTTGCAGAATATGTGACAAATGAAATTAGAGAAGATGATGGGGAATTAAATTCAGAACTTCCATTTCGATTAGCAAATTACAGCTTTGTTCAAAACAATACACTAACCGATACTTCATCACTATCTTCTTTATCAGCATTAATTTATAATCAAATTGAAGCTTCACAAAAATATTTGGGTGAAAATGTTTATGGTTTGACGGCTGTAAGATTAAAAGATGTTTATCAACCTGATGAAAGATTAACTCTGGAATTACCAGAAGGAAACAGTTGGTTTTTATGGCCTAGTGGAACTAAGAGTTTAGATAATTTGCAGTTTGTCAATACGTTTGAAACAATACCTTTAAATGAAGCTAACTTTTTAGAATCAGGAGCAACCGCAGGTTCTGCTTTTGATGTTTCAGATTTAATTTTTACAGAAAAAAATGGTGTAGTTGAAGGTGCTTGGTTTAATGGTGAAAAGATAATTCAAGTAGATGATTCTATGAATATTAGAATCGAAAGACAAACACAAAAAACTTTTATTTTTCCGTTTCCTGGTTTTAATCTATCGTCAAAAGGTAATAACTTTTTAGGATACAATGTTCGTGATGATATATTTGATAAATTTAACTTGCTTGATTCAAATGTTAAAAAAGAATTATTACAAACTTATTACACAACAGGATTACCTCTTTGTTCTATTGCTCCCATCTATTTAAATCAAACAAATTTATCAAACAGTGGAGCTTATGCTGGATTATTTTCTAATGAAGCGGACACTATTACAAAATATCAAAAACAAACTGAAACTCTCGCTGTTTATGATGAAGTAAATCGAACACCGATTGAAGAATCGTTTTTATATAAATTTCAAAATACAGACTTGCCAGTTGAAACTGGTATAAATAATTTTCTTTGGCCAGTTTTAAAGATAAACAATTTACCAAATCTTCCAATTACAATTCAAAAAGATACTGCTTTACCAATTCTGTTATCTGAGGTAAACGTACCTAAAACAATGCAAGGAGCAGTTGCGGGAAGAACTTTTGAAGAATCCGATGTAATTTATAAATTAAGCAATAAATCATCAGAACCCATTGAAGCTGCTTGGCTTGGTACTCAAGGGTTGAATGTCATGGATTACTACACTGATAGTACCCAAGTTTATTTTACATCAGCAGATAAATGTGCAGAATATGTTGATGGTCCGGTCCAATTCGGTTTATTCACAAAAATTAATCCATCAGAAAAAATATCGTTTGTTTGGGGAGATAGAGACACGCGATTAGATGAAGTAATAAAATTTATAGAACATGCTGATTACTGTCCATATGGGAAAAAATCACATAACTATTATGGAGATCAAGATTATTTAAATACAACTCCAATTTTCACAAAAGATTATTGGAAAGAATGTAATTGTAAATCAATTATATTTTCACCAATAGGACACATTGGAGATCATTTCACGGATTATAATGCAATGACGGATTTTATTTTTGCAGATCCTGATGGTGTTGGTGTTGATTTTGCAATAAACACATGGAAAGATTCTAGAAATTTAGATTATTCACAAAGTCCTCAATTTGCTTTTTATCAATTAAACGAAAACAATCCAGACGGATTAAGTTTAAATGATAAACCTATTGGGTGGGGGAGAGGTAAATGGAAAAATGCTACGAACACACCATTTATTTTAAAAACAGGAAGAAGATACACTTATAATAGAAGTTCATTTAGAAAAAATAAAACAGATGTTTCTCAATCTCCTTATTTGATTGTAAAATATCCATATAAAAAAGTTTTAGGATACATATATTCCGATCAACCGATAGATTTAGTAGTTCTCGTAGATCAAAGTAAATCACAATTATTGGACTTACCAACAGTAAAAGAAATATTAGTTGGACTAATTCAAAACTTTTTAGGAAAAAATAAATTAGACATACAAATATCTTTCATAACTTTTGGAACAACTGCTTCGGTTTTAACATATCTTTCAAAAGATCAAGCAATGATGGATCTTTATTTAACATCTATTAATGTACCAGAAGATCCGCAAGAACAATTTACAAACGTTTACGATGCTTTACAATTAGCTCAATTTATTTTAAATTATCCATCAACAGAAACAGAGTTTTTAAATATTAGAAACCTTTGTTCAAAATTAAATTACACTATTGCTAACCCAATATTACAGCCACAGGCATTTAATATTCCAAATCCCAGAGCGCAAAAGAAAATTTTAATTTTGACAAATGGTGATATAAACATTTTACAAGGAACGACTGATGAAATGTTTGAATCTGAATCTGATAAATTTGAAGCGGAAAAAAGAACTTTAGATTTAGCAGATACAATTAAAAAACAAAATGTTGATATATATGTTTCAGACATTGGTGAATATAATACACAATCTCAGGAATTTAGCATTAAACTTGCATCAAGAAGAAGTTTGTATTTTAATCTCAAAAGATATTTGGTTTCTGGTGATGGTAAACCAGAAGATTTTGTAGAATATGTGGCATATAGATTAAACAATCAGGTTCCATTAGCACCATCTTGGAATAAAGCAATTAGAAGCGTAGAAGGCGGTTGGGTTGGAATTAACGATGCATCGGATATGTTTTTAAATCCTGGTGACTATCTAATCTATGTACACCAAGGTAATGTTATATATCGAAGTACTGGTGTTGGAAAAGATTTTACCACACCAGCATTAGATTTTACAATTAACATGAAATTGGACGGTTGGGATTATGTAAACAATTATTTTACCTTATCGGCAGTTGGTCCTTTTTATGGTGGAAAACCGTTTTGGGCAAAAGTTTATACTAATATAGATACTAAAAATAATTTTAATAAAGAAACTTACAAATTTTCTGGAAATCCACGTTATATAAAAGATTATGTTCGTGTTACTCAGCCAGAAATATCAACAATGTTGTTAAAAAATGGTGATGAACTTGTATACAAAAGATATTTAAATCAAAATTTAACATGGAATCAACCATTTACTTTTAATGTTACGTTATCTCCTTTAACTTGGAAAAAAATTAAATTTACAAAAGAACTTTCAAGTTTAAAAGATTTAATAAAAAATAATCCTTATGAATACGTTGCAGAAATAACAGAGGAACCAAGTGATATTATTTTAGAAAGTTATTCTTCTTTTAATCCTTCTTATTACAATTACTATGCAAGAAAATCTTTTACGTATAATCAAGATTTATTTTTAAATAAACGTTGTGAAGAAACTTTTGTTGTATATAACACCGCAGCTACAATTGTTCCTGATGAGCCTTATGCAAACTTATCAAACGTCCACTTCCCAACGGTAGCCACAGTACCAATTCCCATAAATGCAGTTAGTAAAAAACAAGTTGGTGAATATTTATTACCAGACAAATTAGGTGTAAGTACTTATAGAGGAAAGGGTTATACAATAACTATTGATAATGATAATCTTTCTATGATTGATGAAAAGTCAGAGAGATTGTTTTTAGATTTAGGAAAATATGGTCCAAGAAACAGAGGTTTAACTAAAAAAGATCAAATAACACCAACTAAAATATCAAGCATTGATAGTAGATGGATGTACGAGCCTTACGGTAGAGGTAAAAGATCTGGTATAATAGATGAAACAGTAGAGAATCAAAAATTTACACCTTATCAAACGACATATGAAATTGAAAAAGAGCATAAGTTTGGAGTTAGTAGAACTACCGATTTATTTCAATTTTGGACGCCGCCAATACCCCCAACATGGAATCAACCAGATTTATATCCATTAACATTTAGAAAAGAATTGACACCAGAAAACTACGAGAAAAGAAAAGAAAGATTATTAGTAAACGAGGGTGAATTAGTAGAATGGAGAACAGATTTGTTTGGATATGATTATGGTCTATATAAACAAACTATCCCAAGTTCTCTTCCAAATTTAGATATATGGTTTAAATCAGATTTTGGAACATTAAACAATGTTAATCCAAATATTAATGCAGTTAATGGAGAACCGATTACAAGATGGTTAAACAAAAAAGGTGGAATCTCTCACTTTGAATCTTATAAAAGTCTGTTTAGCACAGAAGCACCTATTTTGACATCAAATTATATAAACGGAAAACCTGCTTTATATTTTAATGGGAATGCTAGTATGTTATTTCCGTATCTTTTAACAAATCAAAACGAATTAACTATATTCGTTGTAGGTCAATTTTTAAATGTTGGTACCACATTTGCCCAACAAAACTATCAGCCAATGGTATCTATTTCTTTATCTTCTGGTTTGAATTATCAAGCTCAATATTTTGATAACGAAACCTTCTCATTGTACTCAGAATACGGAAATAATGCTTTTGGTTATGGTAATTCTTATTTAGATTCTGTTTCTCCAACAATAAGCGGAACCCCGATTAAATTAAATTACAGTAAGGATGGTATTGCTGAATTACAATTTACCAATAATAAAGTTAATTTGTTTGAATTTTCATTTAGAAATGGTTTCTCTGAAACATTTATAAATAAACAATATTATTTGAATACTACCGATTATGGAAAAAGTTTAAACCTTCCTCTTTATTCTTCGGTTGGTATTAATAATAGTGGTGGTTTGTGGATAGGTTCTTATGGTGGAGGTCAATATCCAACAGAATGTGCAATCATGGAAATCTTTATCTTTAAAAGATTTTTAACTAACAAAGAAAAAATTGATATGAGAAATTATATTTTTAAAGAATATAATTTATAATTTTATCATAGATAAAAGATATTCAGTCTTATTAAGCTCTGAAATAATTTCTTCTTTTGTGTTATTTATACCTGACTGAACAGTATCAACATACTGTATAAATTCTAAAGAGCATAACAAATTTTTTAAAACAGTTTTTGTTTGATCGAACACGTTTATAATTTTTTGATCATCTTGATAATTTTCCAAACTTTCAATGTTATCAACAATTAAATTTAATTTAGGAAAAAAAACATTCGAAGTTTTTGAAGTTCCAATAATTTCTTCTTGCATTTTGTCAAAAAGATTATTTAAATTATCATATAAATTTCCTAAAATTTTATGAATATTATAATCTTGAGTATACCAATGTGCCATCTTTATGCTGCTTACAATTTTATTTAAAAATAATCCAAATTCTCTAGTAGTATCTAAACTATTAACAATTTGAATTTGTGTTGATTGGTTGGTATCGATGGTAATGTTCATGATAATTTATATATTTCTGTTTTTATAAAATAATTTTCAAATTCTGTATTATTTGAATTTACTAATTTATATTCTTGTCCATTGTTATTTTTTATAGTTTTTGAAAAATCAACTTTTTTATGTTCATCTGGAACTTCATTATGATTTAAATACTGATTATTTTCTATTCTATTTTCCTTTTGAATATTTGCTGATAAAGCATTGTTTTCAGGATTATATGTCACTTCATATCCCAAATCTTCAAAATCTTTTTTTAAAGATAAATTTAATTCTTTTTGGTTTTTAAAAAATAAACGCCAAATTGGAATAGGGAAAAGAACATTTAGTGCTTGTGATCTTTGTGAACAAGCTTGACACTGTTCTTTTTGTCCTGTTAATAATAAAGGCAACCAACTTAAAAACTTACTGTGTAGTGTACACCCTATTATATCTCCTAGACCGCGAGCATATCTACATTTTAAAAAAGGATTTTTCATTTTCTCTATTTATTTTTGAATTTTATATAATCAACTTATTTTATAGGAACAGTTTTTCTCAAAAATG